TTTCAATAAATGAAAATAATAAAACAAATAACTATCGAATTGTACGTAAATTAAAACCTACAAAATGCTATCTGTTCGTCGACGACATTGACGTAACTGAAAGTACTATACCCAATACTAGCAAAAAGATAAAAAAAATACTGAGTTGTTCTCCTGAAGTATTTCAAAATTGCGTCATAATGTCGCTCAATACTACATTACCGTTTATGGCGCAAAGAAAAGTTGAAAAGAGAAAGTTTATCGAAGGCATCTTAAACTTAGAAATCTTTTCTGATATGCTTTTAAGCGCTCGGTCTGAATACAACGACGTACAAAAAAAATATGAACACATTACAAAAGACTTCGATCATATAACTAATATCTTTAAACTCCTTCAAGAACAAAAAAATAAAATATTAAGTAATATCGTTGAACAAAAAGACAAAATAAATGATAGAATAAAAATTATAAACGAAGATATAGAGCAAAATAAGATAAAGATTAAAGGTATAAATAAAGATTTATATAATAAAAGTAAAGATAAACTAATTTTTATAAAAGACAAATTAAAAAATATACAAAATCAATTAGATTCTATATCAAATAAAATTACTGAACATCGAACTGGAATAAAATTCTACAATAAACAAATTTCAAATATAGGTACGGAAAACGATACCTGTCCTATGTGCCTACACCAAATTACAAACAAAGATAGAGAGCACATAAGACAAGAAAAGGATAAAATTAAAAAAGATATCGATAACTGTGAACAAGATATTGAAAGCTTATTGCAACAACAAAAAGGTATTATCACTCTCAAAGAAGACAATACCGCGGCCGAGGTACAGCTTAATGAATATATATCTACTATAAAAACATTACATAATAACAATAGAGTAACAGCTGCGTATATTAGCAGTCTTAAGAATGATCTTGATAAAAATAAAAACGAATTACAAGAAATAACAAAAAAAGAAACTAACTTAGAAATAAAAGAGCTAAATAACAAACTAAAAATAAAAACAAAAGAAGTAAATGAACTAGAACAAACATCAAATAACATACATTCAGATTTAGAAATTTTAGAAATAGTAAAATATATTCTATCAGAAGAAGGTGTAAAATCGTTTATTGTAAAAAAGATTTTAGATATCTTAAACAGGCGATTATTATACTATTTACAAAAAATGGATGCAAATTGTATTTGTAGATTTAATGAATATTTTGAAGAAGAAATTGTAAACGAAAAAAACGAAGAATGTTCTTATTTTAATTTCTCTGGTGCTGAAAGAAAAAATATAGATCTTGCTATTTTATTTACATTTATAGATATGAGAAGATTACAGGGTGATGTAGCGTATAATTTATTAATGTTTGATGAATTATTAGATAGCTCGTTAGATGAAAAAGGAGTTGAATTAGTGTTGAATATAATTAAAGAACGAATAGATAACCATAAAGAAAGTATATATGTAATCTCTCATCGAAAAGAATCAGTTAAAGCAGCAACCGGAGACGTTATTGTTTTAGAAAAAAAGAATAGCATTACTACACGTGTGGATTTATCCAATAATTAACAATAAATTTATATGATGATTACACCGTTTCAGCATACGAACCGCTTACCGTTTTCTCCGCCTATATCGGTTAGACCGAATTTATGCAATTTGTCGCAAAACCAACGACCAAAAGTCGCCGCTGATTCACATACTCACTCTGCACCAGACTTACCGAGAGCAGTAAACTTTTATGCTGATTATTCAGGGTGTGGACACTGGAGAATGATATGGCCTGAACTACTACTCAATTGCTACGGTAAAGCGAATGTACAAGGCGGTACTGTAATGATAGGAGATAAGAATTTCTACAAAGGGCTTAAAACCATACGAATACAAAGACAAGCAACTAAGTCGCAGCTAGAATATATAAAATGGCTCAAACAGATACAACAAGAATACGGGTTTAAAGTTATATATGAAATAGACGATCTTATCTTTAAAGAGGATATTCCTCATTATAATAAGTTTAGATTTGCGTTTGAAGATCCCAGCATCAGACAAACAAGTATGGAAATTATGCAAATTTGTGATGAAGTTACGGTAACAAATAACTTCATGAAGGAATATTATATAGAAAAAACCGGTAATAAACACGTTACAGTTATACCTAATTTTATTCCAAAACTCTGGATGGATCGGTATTTTGATTTTAATAAAATACGAGATAATTTTGAAAAAAATAAAAGAAAACCGCGTGTAGTTTATTGCGGGAGCGGTGCGCATTTTGATATTGAGAATAGAATTAAACAAAAAGATGATTTCTATCACATTAACGATGTAATAAGAAAAACAGTAGATAAATTTCAATGGGTATTCGTAGGCGGTTTCCCACTGACTCTAAGAGATTTAATTAAGCAAAAAAAAATTGAATATCATTCATGGACTAATCTAGTGAACTATCCTGAATATATAAATAATATGAATGCTACAGTCTTTTATGCTCCGTTAGAAGATAGTAATTTCAATAAAGCAAAAAGTGATTTAAAATTTATTGAATCGTGTGCATTAGGTATCCCGAGTATCTGCCAAGATTTATGTACATATGATTCTGCATTTTTTAAATTTAAAACCGGAGACGATTTAGTAAGTAAAATAGAGATTATAACTAAAGATAATAAAAAATATCTTAAAGAAGTAAAGCGAGCGAGAAATTATATGAAGTCTAGGTGGATGGAAGATAATATTAATTTCTATACCGAATTATATTCATTTCCGTATGGTGATCCAAAAAGAAAAAATCTTAATCGCTTAAACGGAATTAGTTGACTTATTGTTTCATTTTCTCTATACTATAAGGAATGTATAGGAACTTAGCGTACATACCGAATCAACGTGTCATGCGTTTATATACATGGGACGAAAACGGCGTTAGGATTGAAACAGATTGCCCGTATCAACCATATTTCTATTCGGAGACAAATTCAAATCGATATAATGGAACGTCATTATATGGTACAAAACTCCGGAAACATACCGCTAATAGTGAATTAGATAGAAGAAAAAAAATTGAAGATCTCAGCGATCCTAAAATTTATGAAAATATTTCTCCCTATCAACAATTTTTAGTTGATAGGTTTTGGAAAATAAATGAAACAGATGATTTTACTAAATTTCCTCTTAAGATATGGTTTTTCGATATAGAGACATATTCCCCGGACGAGTTTCCAAAACCTGAAGAAGCAAGTCATATGATTAATGTAATTACAGTCTATGATACTGTAGAAAAAATGTATTTTACATGGGGAATTAATAAGTATAAACCAAAATCCAACGACGTAAAGTATGTTCATTGTAAAACTGAAACCGAGTTATTACAGAAATTTTTAGATTTTTATTGCAAAGAACGACCTGATATTTTATCTGGGTGGGCTAGTGAAGTTTTTGATATTCCGTATGTAATTAATCGAGTTAGAAACATACTAGGCGAAGACGCAACTCGGTTATTTTCACCCGTACACGATGAAATTATGAAACCAATCTACCAACGAGTGTATCGTGGTAATTTTGGTAGACAAACATCAAAATACGTGGTTGAAGGAGTATCAATGCTAGATTATCTTGATGTGTATAAAACCTTCAGTCTGGGCATGAAAGACAGTTATAAGCTAGATAACATAGCTCACATAGAACTAGGAGAGAACAAGGTAGATATAGGAGAAACTAACCTTGCCGCACTGTCTATCAATGATTGGAACAAGTTCGTGGATTACAATATTCATGATGTACGGTTGCTAGTTAAGCTTGAAGCTAAGCTTATGTACATGGATCTAGCAAGAATGTTATCATACATAGGATTAACACCGTTTAACGCAGCTCTCGGTACTATTAGTACAGTAAACGGTCGTGCAATTGTTGAAGCGAGAAAGCTGGACCCACCGCGTGTCATTCCAACTTTTATAAAAGTAGATGATAAATCCGGTAAGTATGAAGGAGCATATGTAAGTGAGCCAAAACCCGGATTCCAAGAAAATATTATATCATTTGATGCTAATTCTCTATACCCTAGTGTGATGATATCTCTTAACTTGAGCCCGGAAACTAAAATAGGGAGCATCAT